GTAAACTCACCTGACTCAGCACATAGTCCTAGTGCAGCAGTTAATGCTCTATGGGTTTTAAATTCTTTAGAATCTAATTCTCTTACACGGTCTTTAAAATGACCACCATACTTACTGTCTTCGGAAGTAACAGCATTTACAAATTCAGTATACTTTTCAAAATCAATCATACTTTAGTTCACTAAAAGTTTTCTTTGATGTAAATCTTTTAACTAGATCAACCTTTTCTTCTTCTTGACCAGAGTCAACAAGGTCATCCTGTGCAGATTCCTCTACATCATACAACCTCATCTTCGCTCTGTCAATACCTACACAGAATCTTTTATTCATAGTAGGATCATTGTATCTGTTCTTTAATTGTTTGACCATTATTTGATTCATCCCCTCAAGTTCCTCAGTCGAGATAAGAGCAAACATGAGGTCAGCAGTAGCAGGGAGACCAAAGGATTCACTCGTGTCAGTAAGATCAATATCACTACTGCCATAGCCACTACGAGTCGTCTGAGTAGCGGAGACGATAGGTACATTAGTCTCAACTGCAAGACCACGGAGTTCTTCAGCAATCGCTTTAACATAGGTATAAGAGTTAACTATACTTCCCTTGTATCTTTGGGAAGCACAAATGTTTAAATAATCTACAAATATTATATCAGGTTTTATACTTCTTTTCAAGGCTAGATCATTGATCAAAGATTTAAAGTGTCCTACATGTGCTGATGCTGTAGGATATTCTTTGATGATTAATTTTCCTTGAGTCTTCTTTGCTAATGTTTTAATCTTTTTCTCAAAGATTGGATGTGGTAGATCAGCAAGTTTTTGTATAGGAACATTTAAAAGGTTTGCATCAATACGTTCTGCAATCTTTTCTTCTGCCATTTCACATGTAATGTATAAAACATTTTTACCTTGCAATAAAGTTGCTGCAGCAAAGTGACACATGACTAGAGATTTACCAACACCTGTTCCTGCAAGAACGATGTTCAGTGATTTATTTACTAAACCACCTTTAGTAATCTTATTGAAAAACTCCAGATCAAAAGGAATCTTATCTTCCTTTCTATGATAATATTCAAAACGATCAGTAGCGTTATCAACATAATCGTGACCGACGTGTTGATCAAACGATACTCCTAATGCTTCCGAAAGAATCTGCGGAATAGCACCTTTATCGCGTTTGGTATCTTGACCGTCAGCAATCTTAACAGATTCCATAAGCGATAAGTAGATCGCACGCTCTTGACACCACTCTTCTGTAGAATCCACGAGCCAGTCGTGGTCTTTGGGATCATCGGAAAGGACATTTAAAACCTCAACAATTTCTTTAAACTGTTCTTCTGTAAGATCAGTTCTCTCTTGACATTCTATACTAAGTGCGTTTAAAGATGGTAGTGCATCATACTGACTAATGTATTCATGTAGTTCAAGAAAGATAATCTTATAAGAACGTACGGTAAAATAATCTACCTTCAAGAAAGGGATAACCTTCCTTGCATACTTCTCATTATAGAGGAGATTTGAAAGAATCGTGACTTCAAGATTCATAGGTAGTGTAAATAAGTTCCTACAATGTATTTTTTATCAGACTCAGGAGGCATTCCTGAGTGACGATACTGCCATGTAGAAGGGAATATTAATATACTACCACGTTTCGGTGAAACTGCATAGTCCAATCTAGGAAAGTTTGTTTGTCCACCAACTTCAACATTATTCAAATATAAAAACAATACTAAAAATCTACGAGCAGAATTGTAATCTCCTACATCTACATGATCTCTAAATTGATCTTTTCCATTATTGTCATATTGTTTAATTCTAAATTCTTCAAAAGAATATTTCGCAGGAAAATCAGGTTCACACTGTAAAGCATTCATATACACTTTGACAATATCAATAAAGACTGTCTGTATATGTTTTTGAATACTCATCCATGCAGGATCTTGTGCCATAAACCTTTGTGAGATATTAAACTCATTAAAGGTAGGTCTTTGTTCTCTATCTATACGAGTAACATCTGATTCATTAAAAGTTTTAATTACAGATTTGCAAAAATCTTCCTCAAACATATCATCATAAACTTTGATGTAGTCAGTAAGATTAGTTGCCATAACGAAACTCCTTCTGTGCTGCCTCGTCAAGTTTATCCATCACTTCTTCTGTGAAATATTTCTCTGGATCCTTAAGTATTGCAGAAGGATATACAGAACTATCACCAACAACGATGCGATTTCCTTTGCGTGTAAATACTCCATGTTTTTCTCCTAATTCAAGTAATCCATAGTAACGGTCAAGTCCCCGATCATAATACAATCGAGTTTCGACTTGAGAGTTTTCTTTTGTTAGTCTTGACTTTTGGGTTTTACATTTGATAATATTTCCAACAACCTCCGTACCATCTTTTTCCTTCTTCTTTGATAGATATACAATTGTTGATGAAGCGTATTTGAGTCCACTTCCACCTCCCATTTCTTTAGTTGGAATATAACTCCCTATGACATCATATGTATGATTAGTCACGAGCATAGGGACGTTTGCTTTACCTAATTTTAACGTAAGAACACGAAATGCGCCCTTAATTAGTTGACTTTTTGTCATATCCCTGACATTCTTATCATTAGCAACGTCTTCAACTTCTTTATTACTAGCAAGCATACCAAGAGAATCTAATACGAACATCATAGGTTTGCGATCAGATTCATTCTGCTCCATGTATTTGTCAAGTATTCGACACGATTGAGTTCTAAACTCTTCGATAGTAGATACAGGAACTATCATCATTCTATCTGCATGAATACCTCTATCGACAATCATTTGTTTACTGATAGCAGATTCAGATTCAAAATATATTACACCTGCATCAGGATCAGAGTCTAAAAAATGTTGAACAATACCAAGACAGAAAAAAGTTTTACCAGTTGATGACTCACCTGCAATTGCTGTAATCTTATTACTTGGAACACCACCATAAATTGATCCAGAAACTAGAGCATTAAAAATGTAAGAACCTGTATCAATATAATCTTTTGTATCACCTGCAGAAACTCCATCAGATACTAGTCCTGCATATTCATTACCTATTTCTTTAGCAATGCTCTTCAGAAAACTCACTCTTCAACCTCCGTTAGTTTTGTTATAAAGTTTGTGCGTTTCATTGCACGTTCAAACCATTTTGCTTCTGACTCATCGTCAAAAACTTGTTCTTTCTTGTCTGGTATACCAAATGCTCTTTGGTATTCAACAACATATTTCATGAGAATAAAAACTCCAGTGATGCTACTTTTTCTGGTTGCCAACCAATGACGTCCATGATCACTTTGATAGGTTCTAAGAAACTCTTCTCAAATTGTAGATCATAATCCACCTGTTTGTCAAGTCCAAATTCCTTTGGGAACGTATTTAGAAAACTAATGATGTTCTCGTTGATTTTATTTGGAGTTTTTAAATAGACAAACTTGATCTTCTCTCCATCTTGAATTAAGGGATACTTATGGGTAAGTTTGTTTTTCTTATTATAAAAGTTATATAATAATGCCCCTCTTACATGAATAGGTGTCCCTTTGCCATAGATCGTTGCAGGGTGTGACCACTTATTTAGATTGTTACAACCTCTGGGAAATGAGATGTCTTCAATGGGTAGAGAAGAAAAATGATCTTTAAATTCAGAAATAAATTCTTGTGCAGACTCCTCATCTTCATTCATAATAACTTTTAGACAATCACGAATAGACGTACGACATGCTGCAGGTGTAGAAGATTTAACTGCTTCAATGCCCATGATCTTAAGTTTAGGTTTCTCATAACGAACACCTTCACTATCCCACACGTTGAGAATATATCTTTTCTTGGCAGTCCAGATACCTTTGTTGGCAATGTTCTCACGCTTCATGATCATCTTCTGTTCGTATGCGTTTACATATGTGGCCAACGCTTCATAAGAACTAGTAATATATTTTTCAAGTTCCACCTCACACACCTTATTAAGGAAAGTGACGATGCTCGAATCATCTGTCTCTCTCCCCTTGTATACAGCCTCAACCAAAGGACCCAGATTGAGGTAGATACTATCAGTATCACTAGCAATGACATAATCTTCTCCTGTAGTTTTGAGTATCTTGTTGAGATACTC